ATGAAATCAGTAGCTGAACGTTTTCTTAGTGTCGGATTGCTTAAGGGCTTAAACGGCATGATCGTCTTGGATAAAGATGAGGAGTATGACTCTAAATCTTATAGCTTTGGTGGTTTACCTGACCTCATGCGTGAATATTCGATTCAAACTTCTGGAGCGGCTGAAATGCCATATACCATTTTGTTTGGACAGTCTCCCGCAGGCATGAATGCAACTGGAGAGCACGATACTCGGAATTATTATGACAGTATCGCAACTAAGCAAACATGGTCATTAAAGCCATTCATGATGAAGCTTTTAAAAGTGATCGTTCAAACAACATTTGGTCGTCAAATTCCAAGCCTTGATGTTGTGTTTAATCCGTTATGGCAATTGGACGGGAAAGTACGTGCGGAAGTGGAAAAATTCAATTCAGAGCGGGATCAACGATATTTAGAAATGGGTATCGTTACTGAACCGCAGATTGCACGACAGCTTGTTATTGATGGCGTTTATTCAGTAATTGATGAAAAACATATTAAAGAGCTTGAGACAATGGTGAAGCTTAATGACTACGATAATTCAGATCCTGAAACCTCACCTCCAGCAAGCGAAGAAACGTAAGAAAGGGCGGAAAGCTTCCAAGCCGAGAGCTGTGCACGTAAATCGACGTGTTGAGCTTTACTACACTCGGCAATTGTTAGCTATCTCAAACTACTGTCAGGAACAAACCAAGGAATTAGTTATTCCTACAGTAGGTCAGAACATTGGTGATGCTTGGTTTTCTGACATGATGACGGCGTTTAGGGAAAAGCTGACAAAGTATGTTGTTGAGATTTCCCGACCGTTGGCCACAAAGGTTGTGACTGATACCCATAAGGATGTAGATAAGCAAATTGCAGAGCACACCAAAACAATTATTGGTGTGGATCTAACACCGTTCTATCGAGCTGCTGATATTCAGGACGAGGTAGATCTAAACATCACCGCAAATGTCAGTTTGATAAAGTCTATTCCTCAGCAATACGTCGATAAGTTGGAAGTGCTAATCACCAATGCTTTGCAAACTGGTCAAACAAATGAAGAGTTGGCAAAAGCTATTAAGCAATTGGGCTTATCTACTGATTATCGAGCGCGTCTTATTGCTAGTGATCAGATGGGTAAGATTAACGGCCAAATTAACCAAGCCAGACAGCTTTCGATGGGTGTTGAGACTTACACATGGCAAACAGCCAAAGATGAGCGAGTGCGGCCAGACCACCAACATAAACAGGGTAAAACATTTAGATGGGATTCTCCGCCAGATGGTGGACATCCCGGTCAGCCTATCCGATGTCGTTGTACTGCATTGCCTAACTATGAGGATATTTTGATTGATTAAATTTACCTATTTATGAGACTTTAATAGCTTGGTAATTAAATTTTATTTAATCATTTTATTAAGGTGGGGTAATGGAAATTAAAAATGAAATTTTAAAAGATTACGAAGATTACTGTCATAAAAAATTAGTTAGTGAGTTTGGTAATTATAATGCTGGAGCAAATGGACCAATTCATTTATATCAGCGTTATAAGTATAGAATTATTAACGCGCAACCGAGAGAGGTGATTGAGCCTCAAAATTTAGTAATACCTACTGCTCATTTAGCTGCGTATCAAAAAATTATTTTAGATATAGAGGAAGGGAACTCTTTAAATAAATATCAAAGCAGAAACCTTAAAAAGTTAGATTACAATGATGATATGTTATCTCATTGGAGAATACAGCATTTTCATTTAGGTAATGTTGTGGAAAGTGATGGGTTTGTAGAAAGAACTTCAGATTTATTGTTTATCCACTTTTCTAACTCTCAAGCACACATTATTGGTATTTTCTCACATGGCGATTGGTGCGATTTAGATATCATCGAAACTATTCATGAAAATTGGCCTAATCTACTTACTAGTTTTAAGAGTGAATCGACTAGCGAACCATTAAGCGAAGAGCAATATAAAATTTTAAGACGTAAAGGCTACAACACAACAGTTAGAGTAAAGGATGGTACAGAATATCATCCACCAGGTTTTGGTGTTGTTGCTAGTGGATCGCCTGTAGAAGCCATAACGAATGTTCAGAGGATCTTAATTACATTTGAGAGCTCATTTGATGCAATTTCTACGAACATTGATCAAATATTAGAAGCTGACCCTCAAAAAAGAACAACTGAAATAGCAACTATCGGTTTGGAGATGGATGAGGCTAATCAAAGATTTGTTTATATAATTAAGGAAACGGGCCATAGATTTACCTTAGATTACGAATAAAGAAGATTTTCATCATAGGAATTTAAATCTGATATTCCAAACCCACCAATTGGTGGGTTTTTTATTGAGCGCAATTTATGAAAACCATTTACCAACTCAAAATTGGTGACTTTGCGCCAAGTGAATCGACACGCTCATTTACCAAAGAAGGGTATTTGAAGTGTGTCAATGTTCGCTTAGCTAAAGCGCCTCAAGTACGTCAGTACTATGCGTATGAGTTTCCATCACTGGAAGGTTATACCGCTGATCAAATCATCAATGTCTACACGCCTGCAGAGGAGCTTTTCAAACCTGAGGCTATTGAAAGCTTCAATGGTGTAGACGCTACTGACTATCACCCGCCTAAGAATGAAATTAACGCTTCAAATTGGAAGGACTATCACATTGGCTATTGTGAGAACGTCCGGCAAGAAGGTGATTATCTGGTAGGTGATTTACTCATTAAGGACAAGATCAGTATTGATTTGATCCAAAGTAACGAGCGGCTAGAAATGTCGCTTGGCTATGGAGCCTTATTAATCGTTGAGCAGGGTACGGCGCCAGATGGTACGCCGTATCAAGCCAAATTCATCAACTTTATCGGTAATCACGTAGCACTTGTTAAATACGGTCGCTGTGGTGGTGATTGCCGCATTGGTGACAAACAGCAAACTCCACCAAAGGGGAAAACAATGGAAGTAATTGTAAACGGTATCCGCTTTAACGTCGGCGATAACACGCCCTTAGCAGATGCATTAAAGCAGCAACAAGAGCAGTTGGAAAACATGAAGGCTGCAAAACTTAAAGTGGGCGATAAGCAATTTTCAATCGGTGATGAATTGAACGCTGTTCAAGCGGTCGTAGATCAATTACATACCGATAAAACTACGCTTGAGCAAAAAGTCGGTGATCTGGAGAAGAATCAGATGACACCAGAAAACCTTGAACAAGCGGCAACAGAACGTGCTGCTGTGATTGCGGATGCTAAAGCATTGGTGCCATCAGTTAAAACTGAAGGCTGCACATGTGAGCAAATCAAGCGTGATGTAATTGCTGCTAAAGCGGGTGATGCATTAGTAACAGCTTTGATGGGTAGCATGTCGGTAGGCGATGCAAAGCCTGAGCAGATCGATACAACTTTCCGTGCCCTCTGTGCTGTGAAGGGTACTCAACCTTCTAACCCTGTAGGTGATGCTCTACACCAGCAACAGCAAGTAAAAACTGGCGATGGTAAACCAGTAGATGGGGAGCCTAAAACCAACAACAAAAAAGAAGCTTGGAAACAAAGTTTCTAATTAACTGGAGAACTTCAAATGTCTTTAACCCCTCAAGCTATTCCGGGTATGCGTGCTCGCCTGCATATGCCCGAAGAAATTTTATCTTTGCCAGTTGCTGGTTCAGGCGTAGTTAGTGACGGCGAAGTGGTGGTTCAATCTGCTGATGGAAAAACAGTTAGTGCGGTAACTGGTGCAACTAATACAAAGTTTGGTGTAGTCGTTTTTCAGCACGTAGGTAAAACAGGAAAAAATGCCTTAGGTAAAGAAGCGTATCAAGCTAAGGACTGTGTACCAGTAATGCAAATCGGTTCTATCTGGGTGAAACCTTCAGCCCCCGTGATTGATATCAATGCGAAGGTTTATGTGCGCACTGCAAACCCAACGGCCCAAGCGCCACTTGGTTCGCTTTCTTCTGCAGCATTAGATTCTACTGAACTTCCTAATGCCTCTTGGGAAACCATCACTGGTTCTGATGGATTGGCAATTCTTCGATTACGTGGAGCATAAACAATGTCAAAACAATTAGAACAAATGAAAATCCGCCTTTCAGCAGTTGCACATGGAGTGCAAATTGCTGTAGGAGATGCATTTAATTTAGATAACTTTGCCAAGTTATTGTTAAAGCTTGAATCAATCGATGAAATGACACCACAACTTGCTGAAGCTCAAGCTTATGCGAAGTATTTGCCAATTGAAGGATTGGAAGGTGCGGTAATTGGTTCAGCAAGCGTCTTGCAACGTAAGAGAGGTGTAGGACGTGGTAAGCGCTTCTCTGGTACCGGTAATGATGTACCATTAGCAGAGGTTGTTTACGATGAAGTAAAACTCACTGTACAGCCTGGTGTTATTGGTTATGAAATCAGTATTTTTGATGCTGCAGCAGCTTTAAAAGCTGGTATCCAGTTAACGACTGACAAAGTTGCAGCAGCTCGATTGGCCTATGAAAATCACATGAGTGATGTCGCTTGGTTTGGCGAGCCTGAAACTGGTTTGCTTGGCTTCTATAATCAAACAGGTGTTGAGGTGATTACTTCTACGGTTGATTATGCGACTGCTACAGTAGAGGTCATACTTGCTGATATCAATAAGGCAATTAAAGGTGCTTCTAATGCTTCCAAGTTCGATGGCAGTATTCAACCAGATACTTTCGTGATGCCTGAGAATAAGTTCACTATTCTCGCGAGCCGTATCGTTCCTGATTCAGCAGGGAAAACCTTCCTTGAGTACATTAAGGAAAAGAACACCTTTGCAATGCAAGGTAAAACACTGACATTCACTTCTGAAAGTATGCTTGAAGGTAAAGGTGAAGGTGGTACTGACCGCAGCATTATTTATCGCCGTGATCCAAGCTGTATTACCTTCCGTTGTAACGAACTGGAATTCTTGGCAGCTCAACCTATCAATTATGTGATGCGCACACCGGGACACTATATGTATGAAGGTGTCTATTTAAAACGTGTCGATTCTCTCCGCTACTACGATGTTGAATAAGGATAACTAAACATGCCAAAAATTACTTACAGCGGCTCTCAGGCCGCTTTTTCTTTTGATGGAATTCAAGTCGGTCAGGGCCAAACCGTGCAAGTTAGTGCCTCGGATCTCACACGTATTTCCAAAGGTAAAGCCTTTAAATCACTCGTTGAAAAAGGTGAGCTCGAAGTTCTGGAAACCCCAGATGAAGAGCCAAAAGCAGCGGGTAAAACTGGTGGCCGTGGTGGTAAGGGCGGTAAACAAAACGATGCAGCAGGTGATGCGGCAAAAGCTGCAGAAGAACCTGCTTTGGCCGCCGTAAAAGCTGAATTAACAGAACTCGAAGTAACGTTCAGTGACGATGAAACACTTGAGCAGTTACAAGCTAAGTTAGCTCAAGCGAAGGAATAAGGTGGACCTATGGACATACAATCGTTTCGTGAAAAGTTCTCGACTGATTCGAATTTAATGTCTTTGCCAGATGCAAAAATTCAGGATGCTTTAGAAGAAGCGGATCTGATTGTTTCTCAAATTGAGTTCGGGGCATTAAAGGAACGTGCTGTAGGTCTATATGCAGCACATATTCTTAAAGTCGGAACCATTAGCGGCAATGGCACTGCTTTTGGTACTGCCTCAAGCATGACAATTGCTGGCCAAAGTGTGAGTTATTCACGATCATCGAAAGAAGCTTTCTATGATCTAAGCATGTATGGCCAACGCTACCTTGCGTTAAAAAATTCAATTCCAATTGATGATGAAGGCACAAACCCTAATCGTTTAGGTGTTGGTGCCTTTGTTGTATAGGAGAATCCCATGCCTTTTAAATATCAGGCACCAGAAGGTTATAAGCCAACTAAACTCGTTATTGCTGGGCAAAACCTAGATATCAAAAACGGCATTTTAGAATCTGAAAATGACATTATTCATATTTTAAAACCCTTAGGTTTTGAGCGTATTGTCGAAGTGGTTGAGCCAAAGAAATCTACAGCCTCTGCTAAAGAGTAGTTAAGAGCTATGAGCGATTATCGTGTTGATGCTCAGGTAAATTTTGATGAGATGAATAATCGCGTTAAGTTTGAAATAAGACGCACGATTAACGCTCTTACTTTGCGCCTACAGCGGATTGTTCAGGAAGACATGTTAAGTGGCCAACGACTTAAAGTTCAGTCAGGCCGCTTGCGTGGATCTGTTTCATCTAAGGTTGATGAGGATAAGGATTCCATAGAGGGAACTGTGGGTGCAGGTGGTGCTTTGGTGCCTTATGCTCCTGCACATGAGTTTGGTCTAAATGGAGCATTGGGTGTTAAAGCACATTTAAGAACAATTAAGCAGGCGTTTGGCCGACCAATTTCACCTGTTCAGGTCAATATTAAGGCCCATTCAAGGAATGTTCGTTTTAGAGAATTGCGGTTCATGCGTGATTCACTGGATATCGTGGCCAAGATTGTGCCGAAAAATATTGATGCAGCAATTCAGCGAGGTATAGCAGGTGGATAGCGAAGCAATTTATCAGGCGTTGTTTGAAAGGTTAAGTACGAGGGTAGAAGGATTGATTACGGTAAGTCGCCGTTTACGTCACTTTAACCATGTAACACCAGAACAGCGCCCAGCCATGTTTATTACACAAGGCAATCAGCAAGAAGTCCCGGTACATGGTTTAGATTCAAAAATTGAACTAGCTGCTGAGGTTTATCTCTATATTCATGAATTGGACACTACAAAGCCTCCATCATCGCAAATGAATATATTCATCGATCGTGTACGTGAAGCTATTCAGCCAGATCATCCAGAATTTAGCGAATATCAAACCTTAGATGGTTTGGTAGAGCACTGCTGGATCGAGGGAACAATAGAAGTATATGAAGCAGTAGAAAACATGCTGGATGATCAGGCGATTGCAATTATCCCTATCCGGATCCTCACAACCAATTAACAAAATATTCATTTTATGACCGCCTCGATGGCGGTTTTGTCATTTTAGAGAGGTCAAAATAAATGGCTCAGTATTTATTTGGTGCCGGCAAGATCTTTGCTACACCGATTCAAGATGTATACGGTCAACCGATTAGTAATCCCACACCAGTTGAAGTCGGGGTAATGCAATCCGTTGGTGTAGATATTAGCTATGACTTAAAAGAGCTTTTTGGTCGCGGACAGTTCGCCGTAGATGCAGCACGCGGTAAAGGTACCATTAAATGTAAAGCTTCTTTCGGGCGAATTAACGGCACCTTATTAAATTCCATTTTCTTTGGTGGCGTTGTTGCTGAGGGCGGAATAGAGACAGTATCTCAAACCATTAATGGTGAAGTTATTCCGGCTGGTGGCTCAGTTACTCCGGTTGTTCCTAACAGTGGTACGTTTGTAAAGGATCTAGGCGTTACTGACGCTAAAGCAATCCCACTTAAACGCGTAGCTTCAGCTCCAGCAACAGGACAATACAGTCTAGATGCTGCAACTGGTGCGTATACATTTTCTGCTGCCGATGCAGGTAAAACGGTATTTATTAATTTCCGTTATTCAGCAATGGTAGCTGGTGCTAAATCAATCACTGTATCAAACCTTGATATGGGCTATACACCAGAGTTTGCCGTTGACCTGCAACGTGACTACAAAGGTAAGTTCATGCACATGAATTTCTTCCGTTGCACCAGTAACAAACTTGGATTTAGTTCAAAACAGGACGATTACGACATTCCTGAGTTTGAATTTCAGCCTATGGCTGATGATCTTAACCGTGTTTTCAAAATCGATTTATCGGAGTAATACCAAATGCAATTTAAGCAAGTTGAAAACCCGCGTGGTAATAGTAAAGAAATTGCTGGTCAGACTTGGATTTTTGCTCCGGCTCCATTGGGTACACTTGAGCGTTTCCAAGAACAGTTAAGCTCAAATGATGTTCCTGTTTCTGTCATTGTGGACATGGCTCATATTTGTTTAAAACGAAATTATCCCGATATTACCCGTGAATATGTTTCAGATGAGCTTTTAGACATGGCAAACATGGAAGATGTTTTAGCCCTAGTAACTAAAACTTCCGGCTTGGAATATACCGGTTCAGTTAAACCTGCAGGTGAATTTTCGGGGGAATAAACTGGGAGGAGCTGTACACGCATTTAGTGCTAACACTTGGAAAAGATTACGACTATGTTCGTGCTGAAATGGATCTACCAAGATTACGAGCATTGAATGCGTATCAGCAAAATAACCCTCCCGCAAATGTTGGAATACAACGTCTTTGTCGTATCTTGGAAGCTTTTATGGGTATCGAAGAGACACCTCAAGCTAACACCATTTCAGTTGATGATGAGGACAATATGCTGGAAGTTTTGTCGAATTTCCCGCAGGGTGGGTAAGGCCGCCCTTATAATTTTAATGTGACATTAAGTAACCAGTTTGTTAAATTAAGTTTACTTTATAACAAATGGTGAGAAAATGAAGCAGTTTACAATAATGATTTTATTAGTTTTAGGTTTTATTAGCATTGCTGAAGCAGGTAGAGGGCGCCAACCTTGTTCAGGCAGTAAGGGGGGAATTAGCCACTGTGATGGTAGCAAGTTTGTATGTAAAGATGGTTCTATAAGTGGTTCTAAGAAAATCTGTACTAGGTAGGATTTTTATATGGGTTTCAATTTTAGAAAGAGCTTCAAAATTGCACCCGGGGTACGTCTCAACGTAGGAAAGAAAGGTATCTCTAGTGTTTCAATTGGTGGGAAAGGGGCGCGTGTTAGTGTAGGAAAAAAGGGTACTCGTACTACGGTAGGTATACCTGGAACAGGTTTATCATATAGTAGTTTCAGTTCTAATAAGAAAAAGGAACCACCCCAATTAGATACCTACCAACCACAACCATTTGTTGGTACTTCATTAACTCAACAGAATAGAAGTATTTCAATATTATTGGGTTTGGGAATTCTCTTAATGCCCTATATTTTTGCTTGGTTTATATTGAGGAGCGGTTATTCCAGTACAGCTAGATGGACAAGTTTTATTTGGATGATTTTAGTACTAATAATTGTAAATTCTAAATAAAGCACCCTAGGGCGCTTTTTTAATTTTATCTTCAGGCACTTTATTTACAACCTTAACTGTCTTCATTTCATAGCTCTGTACATTTTTATATTTATCGGTAATAAGACAATAACCTTTAAAACAAACTCCAGTATTTCGGAATCCTTCGTCCATAAATGAACTGTTTAAAGATACTTTAGCCATCTTATTGAAATTATTGAAATCTTCTTTTGCTTGTTTTTTGCCTATTGTACCATTTGCAGCAGCTGCCTTAAAAATTAAATAAACGCCCACTACAAGAAAAAGTAAAAGAAAATAATGCAAGAAGACAGCAAAAACAAAACTATGAGGAGGAGGGTTATTAGATGTAAATGAGCTACTTCGGATATCTGGTTCAGTTAACTTATGCTTTTGTTGAAATCTTCGAACTCTAATAGTTGCTAAACGCAAAAATCTAGTAGTTTTCGAGGGGATTTTTTCTAAATGATAAAAATGCTTGTTTGATTTACTTTTTAAGCTGATTAGAAAGTAGAAGGGCCCTATAGTATTAAAAATTTGGGTAAATATATAAAAAAAGAATCGCTCTATGATTTTAGAAATTTGACTGAAAATATAATAAAAGAACATTAATACACTTAGTGTTATAGCAAAGAATGCTCCTGAGGCATATCGCCATTGTTCTTTGTTAACACTATTAATAAAAGAAATTATTATAAGAATTGATAGTAAATCTAAAACTTGACTGACATTCTGTGATAAACCTTCGATAAGTATTACTGATAGCGGTAAATCAAAGACACTAATTTTATAATTATAAAATTCTGTGTATCCAACATAATACCAATAACCGCTCCAATAGAGGAAGGTTGTAAATACTGTAGTTAAAACAGGCCAAGCAAATATAACATTTGTATTCATAGGGTTGAATTTAATATTGTTATGGAACGTGTGAATTTATTTTATATTATTTTTAACTTTATATTGGCAACCATTAAAGATTTATAGAAACCAAATCAAGATAAAAATTCAAGAGTTACAACAGCTTTTAATTTAAATATTTAAAAAACTACCGAGTGCGGTGGTTTTTTTATGCCTGAGGAAAACTGAAATGGCGAATAACCGCGTAGAAGTTCATGTAGGTGCTAAGACCTCTGAGCTTAAAAAAGGCATGGATGATGCTGAAAAAATTGTTTCTGATTCTGCCAAGCAAATTGAAAATTCTACTAAAGGGGTGAAATTTAAGTTTGATCTCTCAAATGTCAAAAGACAGTTTGATGATGTTTCTAAGTCTATTTCGGACGGTTTTAGTAATCAAATTAGTGAAGCACTTGGCGGTTCAAGAATAGGTTCAGCTTTTGATGGTATTACTTCCAAATTAGGGGCTCTGCGTGGTGGTGCACTTGTTGCAGCTGGGGCGGTTGCAGGTCTGGCAGTAGGTGGTATCGTAGCAGCTACTGCGGGTTTAGCAACATTGGCAATTGAAGTGGCCAATAATAATGTTGAACTTGCGAGATTCTCAGCCTTAGCAAATACCTCGATACAGTCATTTCAGGGATTATCTGGCGCGGCACAAACATTAGGTTTTTCACAAGAAAAACTCTCAGACATGATGAAAGACTTCAATGAAAAGATTGGTGAGTTTGCATCAGTGGGTTCTGGTGGGGCTAAAGACTTTTTTGAGCAAATCGCCGTTAAAACAGAATCTGGCGCTGAGGGGGCTAAAAAGCTCGCTGAAGAAATGTCCAAGATGGATGGTGTAGAAGCCTTACAGACATATGTTGATAAGCTGGAAGAGGCTGGAGTTAACCAGCAACAAATGTCTTTCTATCTTGAGAGTATGGGCTCGGATCTCACTGGATTAATACCGATTTTGCAAGATGGCGGTAAGCTTTGGAAAGAATACCAGTCTGCTATGGAAGAAGCAGGGATTATTACTGGTGAAGAGGCAATTCAAAAATCAATTGAATTAAAGGCTCAAACTGAAGTACTTCAAATGCAGTACACTGGCTTAAAAAATCAATTGGCTCAAGCTGTGATGCCAGCTTTAAGCGGTGTAATTAGTCATTTTATGAATGGCACTACAAAAGGTGGAGCATTTACCGGTGTTATTCAGACATTAGGCTCAGTTGCTAAAGGCGTTGCAGTTGTTATTGTTGGGCTTGGAGCTGGATTACAAAATCTTGTGCGATTAATGTCTGGTGTGATGAGTAATCTAAGGACTATTGGAAGTACTGCCGTAAACTTTGTAAATGCGGATGGTATCCTGGCTAAAGGTAAGGCTCTGGCGGGTGGCGTTAAGGCAATCTGGACTGAAACCAAAGATACTGTGGTTGATATTGCTGGTACCACCAAAGCCGCAATTAATTCAGCTTCTAATATCTTTAGTGGAACACCCTCATTTGATCGTTTATCTCAAGCCAAAATAGATATCCAAAATGCTCAACTTGGTAGTAGAGGTGGTAGAAAAGGGGTTACTTCTGGTATCGGACAAAATAAGGCACTCAATCCTGATGGGGGTAAATCAAATAAGGCAAAGCAGGGTAAATCTGATGCTGTGCGCCAAGCTGAACAAGCAGCTAAAGCACTTGCTGATATTCGGTATAAATATGCATCTGAAGAAAAGAAAATCGCTTTAGATCTGCAAAAGGCATTAGATGAGATTGAAAAATCTAAAATGTCTGAAGCTGAAAAAGCCGCTGCCAAAGTCAAAGCCGAAAAGGATGCCTCAGACAAAATCATTGCTATACGTTTAAAGGAATTTGAGGACTATAAAAAAGCCCGTGAGGATCAGATAGATAATTTTCAACAGCAAGCACAGCGCCTTTATGAAATTGAAGCTGCACGAATTCAAGCTGAATTCGATGCCAAGAAAATTTCAAATGTTCGTAAAGTGCAGTTGGAAAAACAGCTAGAAGATCAGTTACGTGAAATCAAACGTCAAGGCCTTGAAGAGCGTTTGGCTTTGGAAAATGAGCAGACTAACATTTCTGGCAAGCAAGGTAATCAAAATCAGATAATGAATAAAATGTCTGATTTAGATACCGATCAAAAAGTTGCTGATACCAAATCTATGGGATTAATCAGTGATGCTGAAATGAAAGACTTTGAGGCTAAGTTTGGTGGCTTTACCTCTCGTCTTTCAAATCTATGGGAACAGGGTATTCAGTCACTTATGAATGGTACCTTAACATGGAGTAATGCGACTAAAGCAGTGCTTGCTGATATGGGAGCATTTGCCTTGCAATCTGCAACAAAGGAACTTCAAGGCTGGCTAAGAATCCAAGCAATTAAATTGGCTCGAAAACTCGGCTTTGTAGGAGCGGAAACGGCAGCTGAAGCTTCGGGCCAAGCTGCACAAACAGGGGCAACAATTGCAGGTGAAGCAACACGTACTAGCGTTACAGCGGCAGGTGGTTTGGCGCGTTTAGGATTAAAAGCAGCTGAAGCTATCAAAGGGATCATGATGTCTGCATGGGAAGCAATGGCCGGAGCCTTTAAAGCGATGGTCGCTATTCCATATGTCGGGCCAATCCTCGCCGTTGGTGCCGGTGCGGCTGCATTTGGTTTGGTTGCTGGTCTCGCTGGCAAGATTAAATCTGCTCGAGGCGGTTACGACATTCCTTCAGGCGTAAACCCTATTACTCAGCTTCATGAGGATGAGATGGTTTTACCGTCTCAACATGCAAATACCATTCGTGAAATGGGCAATGCCTTGCGTAATGGGGCCAGCTTTGGTGCAGCTGCAGTTGCAGAAGGTGGTGGTGCTGGAGCAACCATTAATATTAGTGCAATTGATGCCAAGAGTATTCAACGGCTCTTTAAGAGCAATGGTCGTGCAGTTGCTAGTGGCTTGCAAAGTTATGCCCGTGGATTTGGTAAGAATGGTAAATAAGGAGGTGTAAGTGTCAAACGTTGTATTTCCAGAATTACCCGGTCTTGAATGGGATACATCTATTACTCCCATGTTTAACACCAAAATCATGACCTCAATTAATGGTCGAGAGCTTCGAGCAAGCTTTCAGGCCGTACCTAAATATGAAATCTCGTTATCGTATGCATTTTTGCGTGAAAATAAGGGAAGAAAGGAATTTCAACAGCTTCAAGGGTTTTATTTAGAGCGACGAGGTGCTTTTGATTCGTTCCTCTTCAAAATGCCTGAGGATAATGAGTTTAATTGCACTTTTATTAGTGATGGGACTACTACGACTTTCCAGTTATACAAGGAAATGTATACAGATAAAATGCCCTTAGTGAATACACATGGGAAAATTTTTGGTAGTGGTGAAGTAGATCCTAATATGTGGAATCAGGCACCATCTAAAACCATGTGGAACCCAAATCAGGAAAAACTGATGTGGAATACCTTAACCGCTCAAATTACTTCAGATGGAAAATATATCATTTCTCAACCATTTGAAGAGGGTCAAGAGATAACCATTACTGGTACTTATTATTATCGATGTCGTTTTAAAGATGATACACAAGAATATGTCAATTTTATGCACAAGCTTTGGAAAGCTGGAAAAGTTGATTTGATTGGTTCATTAGGGAACAAGATATGAGACAAGCCTCTCCAAAACTTATAGCATTATTAGATGCAGATCAGTTCATTATGGCCGATCTGTATACCATCACAACCATACAGGGCATTGAGTATCGCTATACAAGCTATGACGTTAATTTGACCGTGCAAGGTAAAGAATTCCGTGCTGATGGACCAATCATTAGTCGGGAAGGGACTAGCCTTTCTTTGGGCATTGAAGTGGACAACTTGTCAATCACTATCGAGACTACTGAAAATACCAAGTTTGGTGATGTGCCTGTAGCTCAAGCTTTCCATAATGGGATTCTTGATGGAGCCCGGTTTAAGCTTGAACGTATTTTCATGGATTTGAATACACCAACTGATACCAGTGCTGGCACATTGGTCTTATTTGAAGGGCGCATTGTTGAACCTGAGCTAAATCGATATGAAATTAACGCAAGTGTGGTTTCTGATGTTGATAATTTAAAGCTTCAAATGCCACGGAATCTCTATACACCAGGTTGCTTAAATAATCTGTTTGATAGTGCATGTGGATTATTAAGCACTGATTTTGCTGTGAATACAACAATTGGTATCAATAGTACGCCTAACCGCATACTTTGCGATTTAAGCCAGCCACAAGGCTGGTTTACTCAAGGTGTAGTGGAATTCTTAGAAGGTGCAAATATCGGAATTAAACGAACCGTACGCTTGCATGAAGCTGGTTCGCTCATCCTTACTTTGCCTCTATTAAAAATGCCAAAGATAGGCGAGGCCATTCGTGTTTATCCCGGTTGCGACAAACGATTAGAAACTTGTGAAAATCGCTTCAATAATCGTGCGAGATTCCGAGGTGCACCATTCGTACCAATTCCTGAAACTTCAATTTAGAAAAAGCTCTGCGTTTGTCAGAGCTTTTTTATTTTTATGGTGAGAAAAATGTCTTTAACACTACCACTACCAAGCAAAGAACAATTCACTGGTCCAAGAGTTACTGAGCAAGGTTTTAAGACTGCACAAAATCAATTGGTTGATTATATTGCTGCATTGATTCCATACATTAATTCATTGGTCATTAATGCTAATGAAGACGCTCTAAACAATATCCTTAAAGATGCGATAGATGCAGCAGCAGCTGCCGGAGCAGGTGCTAATGGTTGGACTGACTTATTAATCAAGACAGAGGATGGATCAACACAACGGGATATTAATGAAAGATCATTAAAAAATGGGGAATATGCGCCGGTATTGGGTTCCCCTGTAAAACTAAAACTCAATCCAATTATGGCCAGTTTTTTATACGGTATCAGTGATCCAACTCATAAAGACGATGATTTAAACAACTTCCGAGGTTTAAATAATCCTGATGCTTGGCATGACTCCAATATTGCTATCGGTGGATTTGCGGTAGGAAGAAATAATGTACCTTTTGCTTATCTTGGAAATGCTTTAGGTCATGATTGTATAGCTTATGGGGTTGCCTCATTTGTTGGTGGAGCAGGTTCATGTACTGGAAATCCTGACGAGCCAAGTGATGGTACGAATTTTGGGTACTGTGGCTTTGTTTGGGGTAAGAATTCACAAGGACCAGGGCGAATCAGTAATGCGATGGGTGAAAGATGTATATCAGGTAGTAGGTATTCTTCAACAGATGGTTATAGATCAATCGCAGGTGGAACACAGCCCTCACATCCTGATTATTACTTATATGGTGATGATGGTGCTGAGGGAGCAGCTTCACGAGCACATGGCTATAGAGCGGAGGCATACGGAAATTTTGCTTTTTCTTACGGAACATTTCTACGTGCTTACAATGGTTCTCAAGTTGTCGGTAAGGGAATTAATGAAGGTTCACCCCTTGAGATAAGTAAAAGAGGCTTGGGACTTGGTTATAACGTTGATGTCCCTACAATATTTTGTCAAGAAGGTCCTGGCGAAAATGGGGCGCATGCGTGGGTTGGTTTCAATACCGCCGAGCCGCTGACTAAATATGATTTTCGTTTAGGCAAATCAGACACGGTAATTCATCATATTGAAGCAGAGGGAAACCCAGATGTTTTAACTGCTAATGAGATCAAAGGTATGTTGGGTGACGGTAGTTATGCGAGTCTATATAACGTTATTGTGACACATCCAAATGCTGGTCAACCTTATGCTACGGTTGTATATCGTATTAATGGCACTGAATTCCTAAGAATTGATCCAACAAGGCGGGCTAAATTCAATGGCGCTATTGAGACCTCCTCTGGCTTGTATGTGGAGGGTAAGCGATTAGTTGGTGGTCAGTTACCTGCAATTCCGGACTTACCGGCAAATGCTTCACTTTCAGATGTTATTGTGAAAATTAATAAACTTTTAGCAGGACTTAGAGAAGGCACGGGTCATGGTTTAATTGCAGAATAATTGAGTAATACCCATAGTTAATAAATATTTTGCTATGGGAATTACATGATTAGAAGTTTTTTAAAAGCTTGTAGCAATGATCGCAAACAGGTTTTGAAATGTTATTGGCATAATAAATAATTATGCCGCTCTCGAATTCACCGGTAGTGTATTTTTTAATAAAATTTTGTTTGGTATCTTCATTGAAATTTTTAAATACATGGATTAAATCTTGCCAATAAGTTTTAATTAATTCTGAGCGCTCTTTAAATTCATTATCAATTAATTCATGTAAATGCTTGTCAGAAAGAAAAGTTTTTAAAATTTTGGATGCCTCTAAATGCTTGGAATGAATTTTTTGTCTGTGGCTTTCAATTATAGGAGTTATTGAGTTAATTTCCTTTAGGTCATCATAATTTATTATCATCGAAGATAGCATTTCTCTTACATATTCAATTTCACTTAGATAGTTAAGGATAAATTTTTCTTTCCGTTGTTCTTTAATTTGATGCTTCCATCCATCAAAAAGTAAATATGCGGCAACTGGGGCGTAAATCGTAGCAGACCACGAAAGAAGCCCTATCTTTAGATTGTTTATTTCTGAAACTGCTAACGGAGGTATTATTTCTTTATAAATGATCAAACTTATAAGTAATATAACTAAATAAGATCCAATTAATTTTAAAGGTAGATAAAAATTATTCATAAGATTTGATCTTTACATTTATTAAGAAACGGTTTTTATAAATTACTTATCTTAATTCTTAGCCTCAAGTACTTATTTTGAAAAATACGATCGAATGTGAGTAAGTTTAATGAAAGATATTAATTTAAAAGTCGTGAAAGAAGCATTAACGTGGCTCGGCACCCCTTATCACCACCAAGGTCGTGTAAAGGGTGTTGGTGTTGACTGTGGTACTTTGATCTGTGAAGTCTATGAGAAAGTAGGATTGATGGATCATTTGGATCCACGACCATATCCACCTGACTGGCACATGCACCAGATGGGACAACGTTATTTAGAGCTCATTTTAGGTGTATGTGATCCGGTCGAAGGCCCTCCACAACCAGGTGACATTGTTTTATATCATTTTGGCAAATGTATCAGTCATGGTGCAATTGTCATCGAGTGGCCACAGGTCATTCACAGTTATATCCATCAGGGAGTCATTATTCAGGATGGAACTAAAGGAAGTTTAGCCCGCCGTATAGCGGGCTTTTTTCGTATGAAGAGGCTTAAATAAATGGGTGGATTATTTGGTGGTACTACGATAAGTACAACGGATACCCGTATTAACTCTATGCGGATCCAGCAGTCTGCTTATGGGCTATGCCAGCCTTTGGTTTATGGTAAAACCCGTGTTGCAGCTAATATGTTTTGGTATGGAGATTTTACCGCTACTCCTCATACAACAGTTCAAAAGTCTGGTGGTAAGGGTGGAGGTACTAAAACCAGTAATACCACCTTTAGTTACAGCGCCTCTCTAATGCTTGGTTTATGTGAAAACCAGATTAAAAAGATTGGCCTGATTTGGGTAGACAAAGAGCAATATGTACCTAAACAAGAGGGATCTATTAGTTTAGATCCCATCGACCAGTTAAAGTTCGAATTATTTGATGGTAATAATAACCCGCCGTGGGGCTGGTTAGTCTCAAAGCATCCAGAACAGGCAATTAACTATCCGTATCTAGGATATGTGGCGTGTGCTAATTATGAGATGGGTAATAGCGCCAGTCTTTCCAATCATAATTTTGAAGTGATCAGTACTATTACACTATCTGAAACGATAGATGATGCTAATCCTGCTGATGTTATTGAAGATTTCATCACTCATCCACGTCATGGTGCGGCTCCGAATCTTAATATTGCAGATCTTGAAGAATTTAGGACTTATTGCCGAGCTGCCAATCTATTAATTAGTCCAGCTTTCACAGAACAACGACCAGCTTATGAAACTATCAATGAGATAGTCGAAGCAGTAAATTGTGCTGTGGTACCAAGTCCTGATGGATTAAAAGTTAGATCTTTTGGTGATTCTGCAATTACAGGTAACGGCGTTATTTTTACTCCGGATCTTACACCAGTTTACCACTTAACTGATGATGACTTTATTGGCGATGATGAGCCAGTGCGTGTGCGCCGTAGCCGTGACACAGATGCCTATAATCATGTGCAGATTGAATACATTAATCGCTATAACCAGTACAACACTGAAACTACAGAAGCCAAAGATCAAGCAAATATTGAAATGTTTGGTTTGCGTACTGAGGATCCTGTGGAATGCCATTATTTCTGTGAGCCAAAAATAGCCCGTCATGCAGCACAACTTCGCTTACAACGATTACTTTATGTGCGTAATGAATATGAATTTACCTTAGGTTGGAAGTACTGCCGGCTAGAGCCAATGGATATCGTTACCATTACAGATGAAGCTTTAGGCTTAAATCATTTCTCTGTCCGTATTACACGTATTGAGGAAGATGAATTCGGCGAATTAACCATTACAGCTGAAGAACTAGCTGTAGGTTCAAGATCTGCCATTGAATATGATTCTCAAGCGTCAAATGGTTATCAGGGAGGTAATGAAGAGCCTGGTAATGTAAATGCACCATCTATTTTTGAGCCTCCGCTGGATCTTACAGATGGCAAGAATCAAATATGGATAGCTGTCTCAGGTGAGGTTAATTGGGGTGGCTGTAATGTATGGGCTAGCCTTGATAATACGACCTATGAAATGATTGGTACGGTTTATGGATCTGCACGTTATGGACAACTTGTTGCCGCGATTGATGCAGATGATACGGCATTACAGGTTGAGCTAAATACGGTAAGCCAGATTTTCAGCGGAACATTGGAAGATGCTCAGGCAGACCAAACACTTTGCAAAGTAGGGGATGAGTATTTTAATTATCAAGTAGCCACCTTAAACGGTTCGGGTTTATATACTTTAAGTGAGGTTCTACGTGGACGTTTTGATGATTCACAAAGCCATAATGCGGGTGAGCCATTTGTTCGTTTGGATAAAGGTATATTCAAATATCCGTACAATGAAGGTTTAGTAGAAAAACAGATCTTTTTAAAGTTCACTAGCTTTAATGGTTTGGAACGTAAAGAGCAAACCTTGGATGAAGTAACAGCTTATAGCTATACCTTATCTGGTGGACGCCCTGCAGGCGTTAAAGGCTTATCTCTTCAATCCCCATTTCTTGGTACAACTTTCAAGGTTCAATGGCAAAGCTCTACTGGTGCCGACGGCTACCTTGTACAAGTCTGGTCCAATGGTGCCAAAATTCGTGAAGTCAATACGACCAATACCGATTACAGCTATTCGATTGAAGAAGCAAAACAGGACGGGATAGGTCGAGCTTACACAATTCGAGTGGCAAGCAAGAGTGGTGACCAAGTCAGTACCTTTGCTGAATTGAGTATTAGTAATCCGGTACCAACAGTACTTCTAAATGTGTACACAGCAGCAACTGTAGATTCTGTTACAGTGAATTGGGTGCCTAGTGAAGTTCCGGACCTTAAAGACTATGCAGTATGGCTAAGTCCAACCCCTAATTTTGACCCAACACAAATGCCGCCGTCATGGACTGGCACAGATTTAACAACTACCTTTGGAGGACTACAACCAACTACCCCATATTACATTCGTGTTGCTGCACGTGATGTATGGGAAAACACTGTCTGGAACTATACAAATCAGATTACTCAAAGTACTTCTGAAGCTTAATTCAAAATATTTTCTTAGCACCCCAACGGGTGCTTTTTTATTGCCTATGATCTGGAGTAAAAGGCATGGAACCAGTTTCAACTAGCGGTTTAACAGCATTATTAAAATTTTATGGGGCAGCAATTATGGTGACTCTAGCAGTCGCATTAGTTGCTGCGGTCGTATTGATGACACGTATGCCTCGCTCACCACAAGAATGGGCAGTTGGTCTGATTTGTACGGTTGTATCAAGTTTGGCAGGCGGCTCATTCATTATTGTGAAGTGGGGACTACATGAATGGATTACAGATATTTGGGGAATGATTGCACTTGGTGGATTCTTCTTTGTTTGTGGTTTACCCGGTTGGGCTTTAGTCCGCTGGATCTTTAACTTCATTAACAAACAGGAAGGTAAGACGATTATTGAAGTACTTAAAGAAGTTAAGAAAGCCAAAAACGATATTACGAACAGTTAATGCCACCTTCGGGCGGTTTTTTATTTAGAGTTACATGTATAAGAGAGAAATCACCTGTTGACACTGCAAGCCGCTGGCTACTACGAAAATCTATTGACAACAAATATTATGAAACGGCCACCTTCGGGTGGTAATTCTTTTTTTACGGGTAGAAAAACGGGTATAAGGCGTGGGTCAACTAAAAGCAACAATTTCTTAACAAAGTCAGCGGAAGTACTTCCGCCTGATATAAAAAAACGGATAGGGGTAAAGTTCGACTATTAATTCTATGGGAAGTAATAAATGTACTTTATTCCAAAAAAGCAAAAACCCCAGTGTTGGCGCACTGAGGTCTTCAATTCAACTCAACCGGCGAAAGTTAAGGAGAAATATCTATATGCATAAGCATACATCAAAATCTGAATTAAAGGTAGATGGAAAAATGAGCGAGAAAGGTGCTGATCGAGCAGGACTGTTACAGGCAATAACCAATTTTGGATTAGTTGTAGGACTCATCATTATCGCGATTATTTTGGCTCTGAAATAATCACGTCATTAATTACGTACCGCCCTCGGGCGGTTTTTTTATGTCTAAGGAAAAGTGAAATGAATATCGAACAATATCTTGATGAGCTTATTAAACGTGAAGGCGGTTATGTAAATAACCCAGCCGATCGAGGTGGTGCAACAAAGTACGGAATTACCGAAGCCGTTGCTCGTGAAAATAGCTACAAAGGCAATATGAAAGATTTGCCGCTTGATGTGGCCAAATCAATTTATTGCAAAAACTATTGGACTGCTCCACGTTTTGATCAGGTGAATAAGATTTCTTCGGCTATAGCAGAAGAACTTTTAGACACTGGTGTGAACTGTGGTATCAACTTTGCAAAACCACTTTTACAGCGTGCTTTGAACCTACTGAATAATCAGGGCAAAGCAGGATATGCAGATTTGAAAGTGGATGGTGTGTATGGCTCTAATACCTTAGGTGCTCTTAAAACATATCTGGCCAAACGTGGGAAAGAAGGTGAGAAAGTCCTAGTGCGAGTTCTTAATATCATGCAAGGCCAGCGATATATCGATATTTGTGAGCGTAATCCTAAGCAAGAGCAATTCTTCTATGGCTGGATCAGTAATCGAGTTGCACTTTAAAATTTTTAATTTTGATGAGTATTTTGTTAACAAAATACTCATTCCTTTTAAATAATAAATAATGAAAGAGTAAGACAGCAATTTAAAGGGTATAGCTCAAATTATTTAATTACCTTTATTTGCTTTAAGTAAGCATTTGCAATTATTTCCGATAGAGAGGTGATTGGAATACTATCTAAGTCTATTATTTTATCAAAACCAAACTTTCTAATCATTAGTGAAAGTTTTGGAAATGTTGAGCAGAATACATCATTTTCTTGCATTATTATTTCATTACTATAGTCAGATATGGGCTTACCAGTTCTTTCACCCAAAAGTTTATTTAATGGTTTTGTATATGACTGTAACCCATTAGTTATAGCTAGTCCTTTGTATCCCAATTGAAACTCGTCAATTTTATAAATTTGATCTCCGATTATTTCATAAATCTTATTTTCATAGTAATTAAAATGAACAGAAGAATCTGGATGTAATATTCTAATGCCGTTTTCGATTCTAACACTCCATAAATTTCTTAGGCAATGCATAAATACTATAAACAATAGCTGATTTTTTGTTATTTTAGTCATGACTTCAATAGCATCATTTAATAATAGATTTTTTTCATCTTCATTATTTTTAATTTTTTCAGCTAATAACTCGCATAATATTTCTTGATACGATTTTTCTGTCATCCTTGCCACATGTATTACAGAGGTTGTAATAGCTGCCTGTACATCGGGGTCTTTTAATTTTTCTTGAGTGATTTGTGAATCTTCGCTTTGCAATCTTTCGAAAAATTTCCCTCCAAACTCTTCTACATATTGCATTGAAATTTGTCTAGCTTCCTCCCTCAAAATGGGGAAATTAGCCTCAATTAGATCTACACAAATTTCTTTTACATCTCTATAAGAAAGACCAATATTTAGATCACGGCCAGCTTGAATTGCTATGGAGTTTTCTGAAACTTCTTGAGATTGTGTATCACCCAACAATTTACTCATCTTTATCCGCCTTGTTAAAAGTTATATTTAAGTCCTGGCCCGCTTGCATACCAAAACTTTTCCCTTTTAATTTTTGGCTTTGCATCGGCTTATCTTTCTTAGAGTTTTGTCTATAGTTAATAAACGCTGTTAAAAACGCAATAAAACCAGTTACGGCAATCGCTAATGATGGCATTTTAAAGTCATAAAATGCATAGCCAACACCACAACAGAACCAAATAAAAGTAATAGTTACCAATAACAACCTCATTTATTGCCTCTTTATTTTTTAGAAATAATTAGAGAATAAAAATACAAGTTAATTAATATATATTCAATAAATTTAATATTTTATGAATAACTTTTTATTCTTGTAAAATATATTTCACCCGACATTCACTCTTCTTCTAATAATTTCAATGGAGCGCATTACTGATGCTCACTTTTTTCTTATCTCTTGTGAGTTACAAGCATGATTCACAGCTCATATGATCAAAAACAATGTGAATGTAGGTATTTGCTTTAAAGCCCTTTGAGAAGGGCTTAGTTTTTTATATTATGAATATCTGTTAACTTTGCTAGATAGTTAAAATCCCCTCTGTAACTATAAATTAAATCAGAAATTAAAACTTTCATAACTTTTTGATCTATTTCACTATCAATTTTAAGTTTAACAATATCAAAATAATCCTGAATAAATACTCCAAAGTTTTTGCTAACCATTTCCATTTTTGGATCAAAAATTTGTCGATTAATTATAGAAAGCTTAGTTGTAATTTTAGTATGCGTGACCTTAACAGAAGCAACATTGTAATCATCTGATTCAGGATAACCTTGCATTAAATCCATCAAGTGAGTAATAGACTCGACAGCATCATAAGCAACAGATCTTATAAAGATAGTCCGTTCTTGTTCTCTCCAATCATTAAATAAATAAATTGCAATACCTGCCGCACCTAACGTTGCAATTGCGCCTAATATACTACCTGTAGTGGAAAGGCTATCTTGAACAGCTTTTACATTGCCCCAGTAGAAATATAAAATTCCGAAAATACTAAATAAAAGGATTAATAAAATTAATCCTATAGTGAAAATACTTATAGCAAATGCACTCTTATTCATTAATCACCAACCGTTCCTAAAATAGGAATCATTTGTGGACCCGTCATTCGAGCCATACTAATAATTTCAACTAACTCATCATAAGTTAAATTAAAAGAATCTTCACTATCAAAAACATAGACCATATTTTTTCCTTCATACTCTGGTGATGTAGGTGGTACAACCCGCTTAATCGATAAGGCTTCAGATAAAACAATACTATTTTGTAGATATGGTTTTATCTGGATGATGGATGGTGCAATTTCGCTCAT